CGCCTCCGGTGAAGGAGGGCGGCGGGATGGGAGCCACCGCCCTCCAAGTACCTAACGTGGGTCGTTGTCGCTTAACCCACCGAGTTGGCAGAGTGCATAGCCAAGTAGATGTCGCACTCACCAGCCGTCAAAGCGGAGGGTGATCCGCTGGATGAATTAGTGAACAATGCCTCCAATGCATCTGCGGCGGCAGCGAAGGTTCCGGCCAATGTGGTCGGAGCAGCGCCAGCGCCCGTGATGATCGGTCCGACGGCAGCCACGCTGGTCGAGGTGATGAAGTTGTTCGGATCTCCGTCCGTTCCAACCTCAATCGCCAACGCGCCGGTTCCCGCAAAAGCCGTGGTCACGTTGACCATTGCCTTCGTGATGACGAAATCCGTGGGCGTGTTGCCCAAGGAAACGGTCACGGTGTCCGAAGAACCCGTTCCCTCGTCGATGTCGGTGTATTTTACCGTGTATTTATGGGTGAATCCCTGCGCCCTTTCTTGATTGCTCAAGGTGGTTTTGCGGGTATCTCCCAGAGTTACGTCAGTATTAGCCATTTTATAATCCCCCTAATGTTAAGATTATCCTTCGAACACGCCGAAGCCAAGAGGATTGAAACAGGCTAATCCGGCGATTACGTCGGTATAACCACGACGTCCGCCACCTTGATTCTCCAGTTCCGTGTTGCTTTCCGCCTTGAGAACGAAAAGCCCGATAAGTTCGGGATCGATCAGGTAGCCCCAATCGTCGTCGATGGTGTTCGAGCCGCTGGTGCGGTTGTTGAACAACGATGGCACGATGTTTACGAGACCGAAGTCTCCATCATACACGTTGACCGACAAGGTCACTTGCTTGGTAGTCGCGTCCTGAGTCACCGAGTAGGTGCTGTCGTTGGACGAGGTGTCCGCGCGGGTGAAGTTGCTGATCTGCGCCTTCAAGTCGGGAGCGGCGACCAAGGTCAAACGCGCTCCGGCATTGCCAACGGTCTCGTAACGAGACTGCACGACGGCATTGAAGTGAGACTCCAATACGGTGGCCGTGCTGTCCAACGATGCGCTGGGCAACTGATAAGCCGACGGCAAGTCGGACGGAGCGGCGCCAGCGGTCCCGCCATTGGCGAGCCACTTGCCCAATCCGCGCGTCTTGTACGGCGTACCCGATCCAGCTTCCGCTTGCCTGTCCTGAACGGAACAGATGGCGGATTCGAGATCGCGTTTCAGTTCGCGTAGACTTTTGGCCTCACTATTCGCCACCTCCGATGAAACACCGGCTGTGTTGACGAGTTCTTGAATGTCGCTGACCATCCATTCCCTGCGGAACTTCTGGACGTAGTTTCCAAGTTTCGTCCGATTGATTACTTTGTTGGCAAAGGACGTCACGTCCTCTCCCTCCCCAACGCCATCGAATGCCGGAGCCGCCAAGTTATCGACCTGCCACTCGACGAAGGTTGCCGTTGCGGGCAACTTCTTCGCCATTGAGACGACAGGAGTTTCTTCTGGTTCCAGTATGGTCAAGACATCAAGGATTTGCTCGCGGTTTCCCGCGACGTTATAGCTCGTGGCAGTTGCCATAGTGCTATACCTCCTCTGAAGTTATTAACTCATTTGACCTTGTAACTCGCGTAAGCGAGCCAAGGATTGAATGGAACCCGTCTGCTCGAACGTTTTCTGCGCCTGGTTGATTTCCTTCTGAATGCGTGACCCGTCGCTGGTGGACATGCGCTTCGGAGCAGCCGCAGACGCCAATGCTGGCGTCACGGGCTTTTCCTTCGGTTGTCCATTGGCTCCGTTCTTGGCGGAAATTCTCTCCCTTACCCGCAAATTGCCCTCCACCACCAAACCAGCGAACACGTTCGCCTCCGGTATGGTATCCAACAACTTCACGTACTTCGGATTTTGGACGAATTGCTGGTACTCCACGAACTCGGACGAATTCTCGTCCGACATCCAAGGAAAATACTGCAACGCCTCACCGTCGAAGTGTTGTCGTTCGGCAAGGAAATCATGACGCTTTGAAAGCGCTCCCCCCTTGCGTAGCATTTTGCGGGCGTTGGAGCGTATCCCAAGCAAATCCTGCTTGGTATACCTTTTTCCATCCGCCTCGATCAAGTACTCCTCGCCACCATCATCGTACTGAGCTTCCAACTGCAATGCGTCTTCCGCCCAATCCTCGATGGCCTGGAGATCAGCTTCCTTCTTCTGCAAGGTCTCCGACGTCCATACCTCGGACATCGGATCTTCCTCACCCACGGAACCGGATTCGCCATCGGTCGTCGCCTTGCCCTCAAGGTCGCGTACCTTGGCCTCCGCCTCGCGCTTCTGGGCGGTCAACCGCCCGAATCGCTTCAAACTCTCCGTTCGCAAGGCGCGGCCAAGACTCATCGCCTCGTCCTCGCCCAACTCGTCCAAGTTTATTCCGTAGTTCTCCAAAAGAACCTTCTTGTCGGTCTCACCCTCGTCAGTCTGCGCAACCAAGCCAGGTTGCTCGATCTTCTCGGGTTCCGTTTGTTCCGGCGTTTCCTCGGAAACAGCTTCTTCAGCTTCCGTATCCCCGCCTTCCTTTTGCTCCTCATCCCTGGCAAGCAGTTGAGTCGTCAACTCGCTCAAGGACATGTTGTCGCTTCCACCCTCTTCCGAGGGCGATTCATCCACCACGTTCGCCTCGTCAACCGCAATTTCCTGCGGTGACTCAAGCTGGGCCGTGGAGTCAGCCTGTTCTGTTTCTTCGCTCATTCAGGTTCCTTCCCCTTCCGGTAGTCGCCAGTTAATTAAAATTCATTGCTCCAACGCGCCCGACCACAATTCCATGTCGTCAAGCAATTCATCCAACGCCTCAAGTTTCCCCGACTCCATGAAGTGCCGGTTCGTTTCGACGATCACTTTCTCAGTCTGCATGTTTCGTATCGTTGTCTCCCTTCTGTGGTGCAAATGCTCCACGTATGTCTGAAAATGCGCGTTCTTCCGCAAAGCGTGCATCGCCTCCCGCATCTGGGTCTCGTCGACGTGTCCATATCGCTTGCGTTTTCCAAAAAAATTCACTTCTTCGCTTTCTTCTTCGGAGCAGCCTTCTTCTTCGCGGGCGCGGCTTTCTTCTTCTTCGCCTTCGTAGGAGCCTTGCCCCCCTTGTATGCCTCGTTCACATCGGGCGTGTCAGGATCATCAGCCTTCAACCTGCCCTTCGCGTCACGCGCCCTCTCGGGCGGGGCGGCATCCTCCTTCGCCTTGCGAATCCATTCCTCCGCGAAATGCTTCTGCTGATAGTCCGAACTGCCCGACGCCCGATTGCCCGTCGCCAAGTCAATCACCACGTAAGATCCCTCTATTACCTCGATTCGATAAGCCATGTCGTTATCCCCCGGACGCCGTCTGGCCGAATTGCGTGGGCTGCGCCCCCGTTCGACCAATGTTGGCGTTCTGTTTTTGCTGAATTTGGAAGTTTCTCTGCTGAAAATAGTTCTGCACCCGATTCATCAACGCCTCGTCCGCCTGAACCTTTTGCTGCACGTCGGGCTGGTTCAACCATTGCTGGAATATCTGCAACTTGGTCTCATGCGAATCATTCGGCTTAACGTTAGGCGGTACCCCAGCCACCAACTCCGCTATCGTGGAACGCTCCTCCTCCACCGCCTTGTTGATCGCCGTCTCGCGCGGCTGGATGATCTTGTCCGCCGCTCCCGGCAATGTCTGCTCAACCACCATCGCCAACAGTTTCTCCGTGTCCACCACCCCGTTCTTGTCCAATACCCCAACCATCTCGCTGATCGCCTTCACCCGCTCGACGATCTGACCGCCATCCAACAAACCCACGTCGAACTGCATGTAAAAATCATAACGCTCGCCACCCTCGCCCTTGTCGAAGCGCTGAACGTCGTTTACACCAATTACGCGATAGTACTCCTGGTCGCTCCCATACTGCTGATACAAACTCCAAACCTGATCCATCACTTCCTTTACGTGACGAAAACACTTGGCCACCAAGCTCTGCTGCTTGTTCGCCACGTCCTGCGGATCAACCCCAACGTGAT